CGAGTTTTCTGAAGACCACAACTACAAACTTGTGGTATTTGATGCGATTGGATTTTTGATAAAAGAAGACAAAGAGGCGGTATACATTTCACGCGAGGTAAATACGACTCATGGTAATAAGCGACGCGCGGTTATTGGTATTCCAAAAGTTGCGATTCTTGAACGCAAAAAAATAGTGCTATAATAGTGTTAATGATTTTAATTGCGGCCGATTATAATTCCCGTCCTGATATTGAAGCTGTTGTTTTGGCTGAAATAGGAACGGATATCAACGAAAACATGAAGTCAGTTCATCGTATTAGCGGGTCGCGTGACGACTTAATTAAGTTACACCTTACTGACCTTACGACGGTTTATGGTGTCCGATGTACAGTTACAGATACGCCAACAAAAGATATTGTGAAAAAAATTTAAAAATATGCCTGCTGGTAGACCCTTAAAATTTAGTAGTAAGCAAGACCTTGATACTAAGATCAAATCGTACTTTGATAGTTGTTGGAGCGTAAATAGTATTGGAATACTTTCTCAAACAAGGCCGTATACAGTCACGGGTCTGGCTGTAGCCCTAGATACAAGTAGGCAGACATTGATTAATTATGAATCAAGGGAAAGATTTTTTGACACTATTAAAAAAGCGAAGGATAAAATAGAGAATTATAATGAAGAGCAGCTTTACAGAAACACTCAAGTAGCTGGAGTTATTTTCAATTTAAAAAATAATTATGATTGGAAAGATAAGACAGAGCTAGATGCAAAAATCCAAGGCAATATATCCTTAACTGATTTATTTAATGGGTCTCAAGAAAAATGACAGAGCAAGACATCATAGAAAAGTTGTATAAGCATAAATGTACTTTGTGTAACCGTCAGCTTTCAGTTTTTGAGAAGCAGTACGGAAAAGTAGGGTGCGGAGGCGACATGTGTCCGGCTAAAGCTGATTTTAATAAAGCGTGGACCGAAGCGGCGATGTTGCATGAAGCAAACATGGCCAAGATTGATCCAATAAACCATATCGACTTACGAGGAATAGAACGAGGAAGAGATTTTAAAAAACAGAAATAGTCTTATCTACATCCTTAGAAAATATAAACAAGTGTTATAGCACGTTAGTTTTTTATCATAAGGTATGAACCAATCAGATTTAGAGATTTTTAAACAGATGCAAAGGTCTCCAATTTTCTTTATTGAAAAGATGTGGGGGATTACACCGGAGCGAGACAGTTCTAAGTTTATTAAAGGAAAGAATCTGTCTCATCAACAGCACGATCTACTTTTAGCTGTAGAGAAAGCGATACGAGACGAAGCACCAAGAAGAATATCAGTTGCATCGGGTCATGGAACTGGTAAAACAATGACCATATCCTGTTTATTGCTCTGGTATTTGTTTTGCTTTAAAGACGCGCAGATTGCGTGTACGGCGCCAACATCAGATCAGATGTTTGATGTTTTGTGGAAGGAAGTATCTAAATGGCGCAGCATAATGCCCAAGGTGATAGCTGATAAGTACGAATGGCAGTCATCTCATGTTCGCATTAAAGAAAGCCCTGAGACTTGGTTTGCTCGCGCTAAAACGGCCCGCAAAGAAGAGCCCGAAGCGCTTGCCGGTGTCCACGGTGATTATGTGATGCTTTTAGCTGATGAGGCCGCTGGAGTTCCTGAAGAAATTTACAATACGGCTGAAGGTTCGCTTACTGATAAGAACACGCTAACAATACTTATTTCAAACCCGACAAGAATTTTTGGGTATTTCTACGATTCACACCATAAAGATAAAAAGAATTGGCAGACATTGCAGTTTAGTTCGATAGAAAGTCCATTGGTTGATATTGAATATAATCATCGCATTAGAGAAAAGCACGGGGAAGACTCTGACGAGTACAGGATTCGTGTACTTGGCCAATTTCCTAAAATTGATGCAGTAGATGATAAAGGATATGTTCCTCTCTTGAGTGAATCAGACATAAAGTATTGTGAGGATTACGACATTGACCGGTTGCTTGTAGGGGATAGACGGTTAGGAGTTGATTGTGCGGGTGAAGGCTCCGATCTTTCTACTTGGGTTGTACGAGATAATTTTAAATCAAAGATAATGGCTTCGGAGAAGATTAGCAATGCAAAAACAATTGCTCAAAAGACTTTGACGTTGATGGACTATACAAAGACGCAAGATTATAACGTTACCATCGACGGTTTCGGAGAGGGGATGAACGTCTCACGAGAGATTGCTTTAGCTAAAGACTTCGGCAATCCACGGGTAAATTCAGTCAACGTTGGTGACAAAGCTGACGATCCTGAAATATATTTAAATAAACGAGCCGAGATGTATTTTAGAGGCAAGGAGTGGATTAGACGAGGCGGAGAGTTCGTTCGTGATAGCCGTTGGCGAGAATTATTGACGATCAGATATCGTCGCGAGCTGAACGGCAAGATAAAGATTATGAGTAAGCAAGATATGAAAAAAGCTGGGTTATCGTCACCTGATTTTTGTGACGCGTGGGCTATGACTTTTGTTAAGGGGGAAAGTGAAACAAAAAAGGTTAAACAATTTATTCCAAAATACTAAGCTATTCACATGAGGTTTACACAATGTGTGGTATTATTATATTAATGTCTCTGCGGCTGGCTGGGAATTTCAAACGTGATTGGAACATTTGAAGTCGACAACAAAGGGAAAGTTACAAACTCATCTCCGAGCGCCTATTCTCCATCGAAAGAAGTTAAAGATTTGATCGCAAGAATCAAGCAGGATTATTCTGTTGGCGATCAGATTCTTAATAGGTCTTTTCGTGAGTTTAATGATCGGTCTATTCTTCAGGTAATGGATGATGATCAAAAGGCTTTTAATACCTATATTCCACCAAAAAGCATGGTTGCGAGTGAAGCGTGGAGAGCTTTCACGGTCCGCCCAGTCACTCGAAACAAAATTATCTCAATTGCTGCTCACGCTACAGCTTCATTAATTTACCCTAACGTTTTTGCTCAAAACTCTGACGACGAAGAAGACAAGGACGCCGCTAATGTTATGCGTGATCTTATCGAGTGGACGATTAAAAATAGCGACTACGAACTAACATTTTTATACACAGTTGTCTCGGCCCTTATTAATCCATGCGTATATTTAAAAGCAGACTACTCCGAGGTGATGCAGACTGTCAAAGAAAAAGTGAAGGGAAAGATAGTAACAAAAGAAGTTATTGACGATGTGTTGTCAGGATTTCGAGCAATGATTGTACCGGTTGAGGAGATGCTTATTACGAACGCCTATGAGTTTGAGATTCAACGACAAAGAGCATTGGGTCGACGACGATTCATTGAGCATGATGAAGCTAAGTCGTTATATGGCAAACACGCTGATTTTAAGCACGTTAACCCTGGAATTAGAGCTATTTATAACGACAGTGATTCAGCCTTTTATGATCAAAAAGACGATCAACTAACTACTCTTGTTGAGGAGTTTACTTACTACAATAGAACTGAAGACCTTGAGTTGGTATTCATGAACGGTGTCCTTATGTGTGACAAAGATCGACCAATGAAACACCGTGATCTTAAGGGACGTCCAAAATATCCTTTTGCTAAAACAGGATATGAGCCGATTGATGAAAAACGATTCTTTTTCTACAAATCGTGTGTGTCAAAGCTCGCGCCAGACCAAAAAATTGTTGATCGTCTATGGAACACTGTCCTTGATGGTTCTTTCCTGTCCTTAATGCCACCAATTGCGCTGTTTGGTGACGAAGAAGTTGATTCGGGAGTAATGATGCCAGGGTCTGTCACAAGTTTTGCTAAAAATACTAAAATTCAGCCTATTAATACTGGAATGAATTTGTCTGCTGGATACACAGCAATTCAGACGGTTGAAGATTCAATGACTGAAAGCTCACAAGATCGAAATCGATCAGGTGCACCTGTTGAAGGAAACCGAACAGCGTTTGAAATTGCTCGAATGGAGCAAAATGCCCGAATTCAGATGGGATTGTTCGGCAAGATGATCGGAAAGCTTGTCACTGATTTTGGCTATTTGATGATTCACGACATCGTTCACCACATGACGGTGGCAGATGTAGAGGAAATAACTGGTGGGGATACGCGTACTAAGTTTCGATCGTTTCTTTTGCCTAATAAGACAGACGGGGGCAAGAAGGTTACGACGGAAATTAGATTAGAGTCAGATTTACTTGGGAAAGATATGACAGAGGACGACGTTACTAGCAAGGGGTATGAAATCATGGATCAAGAAGGAGGAATTGATGGCGATCGAAGAATTTATCTAGTGAACCCGGAGCTGTTTAGCAAGTTTGAGTTTAAGGTAACTGTTTCACCAGATAACATGACACCAGTTAATGAAGCCTTTCAGAAAGCCATGAATCTTGAGGCATACGATCGCCTTATCGCTAATCCTTTAGTGGATCAGGAGGCGGTAACACAAGACTTCTTGGTTGAGACGTTCGCAAAGGGCGAGTCGTCAAAATACATGAAAAAAGCTGAAGAGATTACTGCGCCACAAGAGGAGGCGCCCCCAACGGATGGGACGGGTGTTATTAGCAAAGCTCTCGGAGGGTTGAACGCAAGAGCATTAATGGAACAAATATAAATATGAAAATCAAAAAA